GTTTCTGAAGGATATACTAAAAATTTATCTTTATTTAATGAAAGTGAAGATAATAGCGAAAGATATACTTTAAAACTACCAACTGACGAACAAGCGGCTCCTGCTCCCGCACCACAACCACAACCACAACCAGCACCTGTACCTGCTCCGGCTCCAGCTCCAACACCTTCACCTGAAGATGATATGGGAATGGAAGATGATATGGGAATGGAAGATGATATGGGAACGGAAGATGATATGGGAGGTGAAGAAGGCCAAGATGATGAACCTGTAACTTTAAAAACAATTCAAAAATTAACAGGTAAATTAGCTCAAAAATTAAGAGCATTCTCTTCAATCGAAGAAGATGGTATGACCTCTAACGATACAAAATACGTTATTAATTCAGTTTTATCGGCACTTGATTTAGATTCATTAGAAGAAGATGACAAAGAAGAAATTATGTCAAAATTTGAAGGTGGAAATGAAGAAGGAATGGATGATGAAGGTATGGGTGAAGAAGGTATGGGTGATGAAGGAATGGGTGAAGAAGGAATGGAAACTGAACCACCAGTATCACCTGAAGGTGAAATGGCCGAAGATTTTATGGGTGGAGATGATGATATTAAGAACCCTGAAGAATTTGTTAAAAAGATATTTGATATGGATGAAGAAGAATCTATGGATGATGAATACCCAAGACATGGAATGAGAAAAAGAAAAAGTCGTGAAGACCATAGATTACAAGACCATGAAGCAACTAGAATGGAAGATATGATTGAGGGTATGTTTACCGAATCTAAAGTAGACAATATCTTAAAAAAGTATTTTAAAATTGATGAAAGAGAAAGAGTTATTTCTGAAGAAAAAAAGAAAAAACAATTAATTAATTCTGGTAATGATAAAAAAACAGTTCAAAGAATTAAAACTTTATCTGAAAGTATTTCTCAAGAAATTTCGTCAACTAAAATTATTACAAAATATCCAAAAGCAAAACTTTTAGGTAAGAATAAAAATAGTAACTTAGTGTTCGAATACAATAATAAAAAACTTAGAGTAACACCTAAAGGTAGTATTCTATGAGTTATTTAATATACGTAAATGAATTAGGACCAAACTATAAAGGAGATAATATTTACGAATTTATCTTCTCTATAGGATTGGAAAATATTTGGGGAGATTCTTGGGAATCTAAACCGGCTAACGGATACCCATCACCACCTGATTTAGAATACGTAAGTAAAGTTGGGGTTTTGAAAAACGATGAGATAACACTATCGGTTATACAAAATTCTGATTATTTTTCAATGATTGACGCGATTGATGGAGTTATCGCATTATCTTGGGAGAATGAAACAGATACTACTAATTTTGAGATAAACAAAAGATTAGTATTTAAATTTGGAGAAACTGAGGAATCGGTAAAAAATAAATTATATGAACGAGACATCGTTCTTGAATTTGAAAAAAAAGTAGTTTATGAAAACTAATAAAAAAATACTTCAGTTAATTAATCACGGTTTTAGTGGTTCACTTCTTTCTGATTTAAACGAGAATCAAATAAATGCGTTACATTTAAGATTATCTGAACAAGTAAAACAAGTTCAGAAAACATCTTATGAACTACCTCCAGATGGTAGTGGAACTTTACCGGCTAACCCTAAAGGATATCAAGTTTCCACTAAAAACGGTAAAACTACTGCAACACCAATGGAAGAAGATTCAACATTAAATGTTGTTAAAGACCCTGACGCGAGTGATGATGGAATGGGGATGTTTGAAGATAAAGAACTTCAAGAGAAATTTGAATCTAAAAAACAACAAAAATACTTTTTCTTAAAATGTGGTGACGGTAAAACCAAAGAACAAAAAAAATGGTGTAAAATGGCTGATGAGTTCGCAAAAAAGACTAACTTTAAAAAATTACCAGAAAAGAAAACAGAAACTAAAGAAACATTTGATATGGGAGATTATTATAAAAAAGTTACAAGTGCCGCGGCAGGGTTGACTAAAAAGAATTTAAACCAAATTTCACCTAGTGTTGGTAGTATTGGTGAAAATGAATTGGAAAAACGTATTATGAGATTAGTTGAAAAACATATTACTCCTAAGATGTCTAAGAAAGACTTCTTATCTTTGGTATCTGAACAAGGAACAAAAGAAAAAGAAAGAACTAAGGAAAAGGAAAAAACTAAGGAAAGAGAACATGGTACACCTTACAGTCCTAAGCCGGGTCCTGCAAAGGCTCCAAAGGCGAGTAAACATGAAGTTGACGAACAAGGTGCTCCAACTATAGCACCTTCAAAACCAAAAACAAAAGAAACAACAAAACCTGGAACTCCTTATAGTCCTAAACCAGGACCTGCAAAAGCTCCAAAGGCGGGTAAAGAAAACTTACCAAATTGGTTATCATTTAACACAATCGGAATTAAATTAAAATAATATGAGCCTGAATTTAAAAATGGAAAAAATATTAAGAACTAAGAAAAACTTAGAAAAAAAGTCATTATCTGAAGGTCTAACAAAACGTGAACTTTCTCTTTTAGCTGAGATTAAATCGAGTTTAAGAGAAGCTCCGATTGATTATGAAGGACCTGAAAGAATGGAGCCAGGAATTGAAAGAAAAATCACTTCTAAAGAAACCCCATATAATAAACATCCCGCAATGCCAGGTGGTGATAGAGATTTTGTTGAGTTAGTATCATCTAAAAGATTTAAAGACTCTGTAGATAAAGTTAGACGTTACTTAGGTGACACAACGGCACTACAAGGTAGAAATCCATTAATGAACCTTATGGGTATGGCTATGGGTGGTTTACAACAAATTACAAGAATTGAAAGTCAAAACAAAGAATACCTTGAAAATTTAGCGATTGATTTAGTTAAAAAAGAACTTGGAATTCCTAAGGGAGCTTTACAGTTTGATGCTAAATTAGTACATGGTGGTATGGGAGCGGCTGAAGGTATGAGAACTGAACCTCAAGAACCTGAAAAAGAAGATGTTGAAGACGCTTTTAAAAAGGCGGAAGAACATAAGGAAGACTTATTAAATTTCGCAGATTCATTTGAACAATTTAATTTAGAGAAAGCAAAAAGAAGATTTATTAACTCATTAATACAAGGTGCCGCGTTTAAAGGTGGACATATGTATGTTTTAGTTGGTGAAGAATTAAATAGATTAGACCCACAATTATTGAACCTTTATGGTGTAACACAATCAATCATGGAACATATGTATTGGATTTATCCTGACATGGAAGGTATGGCTGGTTCAGGTGGTGGACAAATGGGTCAAAGTGAGGTTGATGAAGAAACTGACCCACCAACGGTTATAGCAAGAGCGGCAACATTTCCATTACTTATTCATGAATTAGTAAAAGGTGTTTATGAAGTGTTTGGAACTCACGGTTTACCTGATGACCCAAAACAACAAGAATTGGTTATGAACGCTGAAGATACTTTACCAGCGGAGATATGGGATTCAAGATTAGGACCTGTATTTTGGGAAAAATTACAAGATGCGTATCCTGTTGAATTATTTGAAGATGATATGAAACATATCCAACATTATTTATTCATGAGATTTTCAAAATTAGAAGCTAAAGAATTTTTTAGAGTTGCAAAATTAATATTAAACGGTGACCCACAAGGTGCCAATTTTATTCAAAGAATGGTTAATGAAATTGTTTCAGATTTAAAGAAACAAGATTATGAAGATAGTATGTCAAAAGGTGATGATGACGATGATGATTTTAATCCAGATGATGTTGATTTATCCTCTTTAGGTTTATAAAATAAAGATTAAACTTACTTAAACCCTCATTTATTAATTTAAATGGGGGTTTTGATATTTATATAAAAATGGACTTATGAGTTTAACAAAAGAACAGTTATTAATGGAGTATGTGAAATGTATGAGGGACACTCCTTATGCGTTAAGAACTTACTTACAGACATACGATAATACAGTATCAAAATATGTTCCATTGGAATTATTCCCTGACCAAATTTCATTACTAGAAGATTATGAAACTCATAATGAAAATATTGCGTTAAAATACCGTCAGGCAGGTGTAACTACGGTTACTGCAGGATGGGCATCAAAAAAATTAGTATTTGCTAAAAAAGAAAGACCTGAGAAAATCCTAATTATTGCCAATAAGTTAGATACATCTGTTGAGATGGCGAATAAAATTAAAGCGTTTGTTGGTCAATGGCCAGCATGGACTAATGCGGGATTTTCAGTAGAAAAAAATTCACAAAAACATTATAAATTAACTAATGGGTGTGAGGTTAAAGCGGTTGCAACTTCAAAAGATGCTTTACGTGGATTTACACCGACAATATTAATATTTGATGAGGCGGCCTTTATTGAAGCTGATGGTGATTTTTGGTCTGCGTGTATGGCCTCCCTATCGACAGGTGGTAAAGTAATTGTTGTATCAACACCAAATGGTTATGATGCAATTTATTATGAAATTTATGACCAAGCATTACGAAACATGAATGATTTTAAAATCACTGAAATGTTTTGGTATAGAGACCCAAGATATACTAAGGATTTATATTTGGTAAAAACTGAAAATGTTATTCATTATTTATTAAATAAAGAAGAGTACGAAAAAGATAATATTATAAGTTGGACCGATATTCCATTTGAATCTAGAGATTATGTTAAACTTAGAGAAATTATGGATGAGGGGTATAAACCTTGTTCCTCTTGGTTTGAAGGGATGGTTAAAAAACTTAAATACGACAAACGTAAAGTATCTCAAGAGTTAGAGTGTAATTTTTTAGGTTCAGGTGATAACGTATTTGATTCTACATTATTAGAAAAGATTCGTGAGAATATGTTAACAGAACCTCAAAATAAGATGATGGGGAACGCTTTATGGATATGGAAAGAACCTGTTATTGGTCATAAGTATGTTATGGGTGTTGACGTTTCTCGTGGAGATAGTGAGGATTTTAGTTCATTCCAAATAATTGACTTTGATACAAGAGAACAAGTTGCCGAGTATGTTGGTAAATTACCTCCTGATACAATGGCAGAAATTAGTTATAAATGGGCGAATATGTATTCTTGTTTTGTTGTAATAGATATTACAGGAGGTATGGGAGTTTCAACCGCAAGAAAGATGCAAGAAATGGGGTATAAGAACTTATATGTTGATGGTATTGATACTGCAAACAAATGGAAGTATGACCCTAAAGCATTAGAAAAAATTCCTGGAATAAATTTTAATAATAAACGAGTTCAAATAATTGCTTCATTTGAAGAAGTTATGAGACATGATTTTAAAATTTATAGTTCAAGACTTTATAATGAAATGAATACTTTCATTTATATGAGTGGTAGACCTGACCATCAAAAAGGTCATCATGACGATTTAATTATGTCAATTGCTATGGCGACATATGTTGCCGAATCGTCGTTTAGTAATTTAACTAAAGTAACCGAACATACAAAGGCGATGTTAGATTCGTGGTCGGTTAATAGTAATCAATCCGTAACTAAACAAATTGAATTTAATCCTGTAATGCCTTATGGAGGGGAAAGAAATAATCAATTTTCAAATAATAATGTTAGTCGTGAGGAATATGCTAAATTTGGCTGGTTATTTGGAGGTCGTTAATATTTATAGTCATGGGTAGCGTTTCAAGAAAAAAATCAGGTAATATATTCGCGGGTAGTAAGTTAAATGTTCCGGGACAAGGAATATATAATATTAAGGTTTTTACGGGAAATAAAGTTCAAGTTAATGAACAAAAAGATAGAGTCCCAAGACCTTCACAAACACCTTCTAATACCCCACCAATTATCACACCAAGTATTACACCATCTAATACTCCAACTAATACTGTTACCCCATCTAATACCCCAACTAATACTGTTACCCCATCTAATACCCCAACTAATACTGTTACCCCAACTATCACCCCGACACATACAACGACCCCAACCCCAACTCACACTATAACACCAACCCCAACTCAAACATTACCAATACCTAAAATTAGGTATTTTGAGGATTGTTGTGCGTCAAGAAACAATGATTTATTTTTATTAGAAAACATTCCACCAATTCAAGTAATTGACGTAGGAATTGTTTATTATATTAATACAATTGGGTTTAGTGGTTGTGCAACTTGTATTGAGTTTTCAGGGGATGGGTTTACTCGGTATACTTATACATCACCATTGACGGCTCAAACAGACTGCTTAACTTGTGTAGATATATGCCCAACACCGACACCAACACCTACTCCAACAATTACTCCAACTAATACTGTTACCCCTACTAATACTGTCACCCCTACTAATACTGTTACTCCAACAATTACTCCAACTAATACTGTTACTCCAACTAATACTGTCACCCCTACTAATACTGTCACCCCAACAATTACTCCAACAATTACTCCAACAAATACTATCACACCAACTAATACTGTTACTCCAACAATTACTCCTACTAATACGGTAACCCCAACAAATACGGTGACCCCTACTAATACTGTCACTCCAACAATTACTCCAACAAATACGGTGACCCCTACTAATACTGTCACTCCAACAATTACTCCAACTAATACTGTTACCCCTACTAATACTGTCACCCCAACAATAACAATAACACCAACTAAAACTACTCCATTATACGACCCTGACGCTCAATTATATTTTAACCAATTAACGGGAACTATAAGTAATGGATGGAAAACAGCGGTAAACACGTTAGTACTACAATTAAAATCAGATGGGAATTGGTCAGAATTGGATAGGATGTTTATACATGCAACCGAAAACCAACAAAACGCTACAATTTCATTAATAAATCCTACATCAACACCCGCAACCGAAGTTAACTCACCAAGTTGGGTTGTTAACAGAGGGTATACTTCAAATGGAACAACTAGTTATATTAATACCAATTATAATCCATCAGTAGACGCAATAAATTACAATCAATTTACTAATTCTATTGGTATATATATTACTACAAACCTCAACATACCTAATGGTACTGATTTTGGTATTTATAATGGAAGTAGTGGTTACGCGATTTATGCAAAAGATAGTGGATATTCGTACTATTTCTTAAGTTCCCCTTCATACGTTTATTTTGTGAATCTTGACTCAAGAGGTATGTATTCAAATAAAATGACATTATATTTAGGTAGTACATCAAATAGATATCAATATAAAAATGGTATTCAAATAGGCTCAGGAACTGTTAGTCCTGTTCTAATAAATCTACCTTTCTATGTTTGTGCAATGAACTATAATAACACACCAAATTTCTTTTCAATAAGACAAATCGCAATGAATTTTTATGGTGGAAATATTAATAACGTAACTTTTTATAACGCATTTCAAACATTCGCAACAACTGTTGGATTTAACGTATAAGGTAAAAAAATCAAACGCTTTAATTACTTTAAACCTTTCGTATATTTATTGTAGATATAATTAAAATATTTACATGGAAAATAACAACAATGGAAATTTAACAGTATGGCAGAGGTTATCCCACGCATTTGGGCCTAACGCCTTATTAAACCAAGATTACCCAACATATAAGTTTGATAGAAAAGACTTATTAAAAACAAATTCTAAAGAAGAATACGAAAAAGAGTTATTACAAGCTCAACAAACATATTATTTGGCCAATCAATGGACAAAGATTGAAAGTAACATGTATACCCAATCGGTTTATTATGAACCAACAAGATTATCTTCATTTTATGATTATGAATCTATGGAATATACTCCAGAAATTTCGGCAGCATTAGACATTTATGGTGAAGAATCTACTACGGTTGATGAGAACGGGTATATGTTACAAATTTATTCCGAATCAAAAAGAATGAAATCAATATTAGCGGATTTGTTTAATAATGTTATGGATATTAATACAAACTTACCTATGTGGGTAAGAAATACTTGTAAATATGGTGATAACTTTGTATATCTAAAATTAGATTCCGATAAAGGTATTGTTGGTTGTATGCAACTTCCAAATATTGAAGTAGAACGATTAGAAAGAGGTATGCCGGCTCAAGCAGGAAAACAAAATATTGACGAACCTATTGAAAACAAAGGTTTACGATTTAAATGGAAAGCAAAGGATATGGAGTTTAATTCATGGGAGATTGCCCATTTTCGTTTATTAGGTGATGATAGAAAACTTCCTTATGGTACCTCCATGTTAGAAAAAGCAAGACGTATTTGGAAACAATTATTATTGTCTGAAGATGCAATGTTAATCTATAGAACATCAAGAGCACCTGAAAGAAGAGTGTTCAAAGTATTTGTAGGTAATATGGATGATAAAGATGTTGAAGCTTATGTACAACGTGTTGCAAACAAATTTAAAAGAGACCAAGTTGTTGATTCTAAAACAGGTAATGTAGATTTACGTTTTAATCAAATGGCGGTTGACCAAGATTACTTTATTCCTGTTCGTGACCCCGCACAAGCATCTCCAATTGAAACATTACCAGGAGCAACAAATCTATCTGAAATTGCCGATATTGAGTACATCCAAAAGAAATTATTAACCGCTCTACGCGTACCTAAAGCCTTTTTAGGTTTTGAAGAACCTGTTGGTGGTGGTAAAGATTTATCATTAATGGACATTCGTTTTGCAAGAACAATTAATAGAATACAAAAATGTATGATTGCCGAACTGAATAAGATTGCTATTGTTCATTTATTCTTATTAGGATTTGAGGATGAATTATCAAACTTTACATTAGGATTAACAAATCCATCTTCTCAGGCTGATTTATTAAAAGTTGATTTATGGAAGGAAAAAATATTACTTTATAAAGATGCCGTTACCTCTATCGAAGGTATTGCGCCAGTATCAGTATCATGGGCTAAAAAACATGTGTTAGGATTCTCTGATGAAGATATTAAACTTGATTTACAACAACAACGTATTGAAAGAGCGGTTGGTGCTGAGTTAACAAACACCGCAACAATTATTACTCATTCAGGTATCTTTGATAATGTTGATAAATTATACGGTACTAAATCAGGCTCAACGGAAAACGCAGGAGCTCCACCACCACCTCCGGGAGGTGAAGGAGGAGGAAGTGAGATGATGCCACCACCACCTCCAGGACCCGAACCAGGTGGAGATTCAGGAGTTACTCCTGAATCATTTAAACGAGATAATTTAAAAATTCTATTAGAAAATAATTCATTAACAGATGAAGATTCATATATCGATTTATCCAAAGGAAAAAATTCTTTAGGAGAAATGGAGGCACAATTGAGTAAACTTCTAAAAGATTGATATTTATAATAAAAAAAGAAAATGGTTAAGTTTGGTATATTAAAATCTAAGATAGAAAAAGTTTTATTAGAATCGTATTCTAACAATACTTTTAAAGATGAATTAAAGAATTTTAAAAAATTAGTATTAGAAAATAATAATATTAGTAAAATATTTTATTTGTACGATGAATTAAGTTCTAAGAAAGGTTTAAACGAAAATACAGTTAATGATTATATTCATGAGTGTATCACCATTTATGAAAACTCAATTAATAAAATTAAACCATCTGATTTAAATAATTTAAAGTCATGGGTAAATAATGTTAAATCTGAAAACTTATACGAAACAGTTGACGGATTATTCTCTACGGATGTTTTAACGATTGAGTCTAAAATTAAAAGTAAAAAATTAATTAAAGAATCTTTAATGTCAGTCGCACCGATAAATAAAGAAGTTATACAATTACCATTAACCACAATGGTGAATGTTGCTAACAAAACAATTGCAAGTTATATTGATGGTTTAAATGAATCAGAAAAGAAAGACTTAATGAAATTCTTATCCACAGACGATTCAGTTTTAAAAGAAAGTTTTGAAACAATTAAAGGCGATGTAATAGCAAAATTAAAAACCCTACAAGAGGGTTCTGATATTGGTACATTAAATAGAATTACCGAAACAATTGATAAAGTTGAATTAGAAACGTATGACAAATTATCTTACTTTAAATTAAAAAATCTTAAAGAGACTCTTTAATTCTCAGTTGATTTATATTTTTGTTCTACGTACTTAGCTTTTTTCATCTTCTCCCTATTCTTCACAGACGGTTTAGTAAACGTCTTACGCTCGTTTAATTCAGACATCTGTCTTGTTTTAATGACTTTACTCTTGTACATTTTTAGGGCTCTTTCAATGTTACCCTTTTCCACTTTGATTATTAACATATATTAGAAATATCGTCAAACTTAATTTTCTTTGACTATTGATATAAATATACCTATTTTTTTGGAAAATAAACTATAAAAATATGGAAATTAATGAAAAAGGGGAAAACCTCACAAATTCAAGGATTCAAGTCAACAAAAGTAGTGTATGGCACTGTGGATTCAATCAACTTTAAATCACTGTATTTAAATCTTCAAACATGGGTAGAACCAATAAAAAACACCGATAATTGGAATAGGGTGGTTTTAAATCTAAGTCGGTCAATAAAACATATCATCCATAGTAGTATTGATAGACGACTATTTGATGATAACTTCATCGTTGATTTAGATTTACGGTCAAGCGGACTAATAACAGGTAAAAAATCATTTTTAAACTTAGAAGTTAATTTTTATTTAAAACAACAAGAAATGGATTTCAAATCAATTAAATTACGGGACTCTTTAAAAGGAATTACAAAAGATTTGTTACAACAAAGTTTTAATGAAAACGAATATTTTAAATTTCATCCAACTAAAAACGGTAAAAGAAAAGAAAATTTAACACAAATAGAAACTCTTTAATATTTATAATTAAAATTAAAAATGAATTTAAAAATTATAAAACCTGGTGAATCGGGAAAAGGGATTCTTGTTGAGTACGACGCAGGATATATTTCACCAAAAAGTGAACAAAATTCTTTCATATTAGAATCTACAAATATGTTAGACCACTCTAAACCATTTGAGTTTTATGCGGTTTTACAAAAATACAATACCCCTAATAGAAATGGTAGAATATACCCTGAACGTATCCTTAAAAGAGAAGCCGATAATTATAAAAAACTAATTCAAAAAGGAACTGCGTTATCTGAGTTAAATCACCCCGAATCTTCATTAATTGATTTGGACAGAGTATCCCATTTAATTACCGATGTTTGGTGGGAAGGTCCAACCTTAATGGGTAAACTAAAATTACTTACAAGTCCAGGATTTCACGAAAGAGGAATTGTATCAACTAAAGGTGATATGGCAGCAAACTATTTAAGACAAGGTGTTACTCTTGGTATATCATCAAGAGGTGTAGGTTCTTTAAAAAAGATTGGTGACGAAAATGAAGTACAAGAAGATTTTGAATTAATCTGCTTTGATTTAGTTTCTTCACCATCAACTCCAGGAGCATATCTTTTCTTAAATAAAGAAGATAAAGGTAATTTTGAGGAGAACATTGAAGAAGAAAAAAGAATGTCAGTTGAAAGACATGTTGGGGACTCAGGAAACAAATCGCTTGACTTAATGAAAAAATTGAACGATTATTTGGGAAACAGATAAAAAAAATTAATTATGGAACAAGGAGAAATGTATTTCGTGGCAAAAATTACAACCGATTCAGTTGACTCAGAATCAGGTAAAGTAAAAAAAATTAAAGAAGAAAAATTAGTTAAAGGTTTTACCCCAACTGATGTTGAGGCGAAAATTACTAAGATTTTTGAATCGTATACTCAAGATTGGAGAATTACGGCAATTGTTGAAAGTAAAATTAATGAGGTGATTGAATAAATTAAATTTCATTAAATAAATTAAAAGGAGGCCCAAAAGGTTT